TGTTAAATCTCGGTTGTTACCTCAACGGCGGCAATTTTTTCCGCCAGCTGTTTGAGGGGCGTGTCTTCGGTGTATTCGACTTCCAGACCGTCGGCCAGCTTGTGCAAGGCTTCCAGGCTTATTGTTTCAAGCTGCGCTGTACCGCTAAAGCGGTACAAAAATATAGGGCAAAGTTTGTGCAACTTGCCTATTGAAAGTGTACCGCTAAAGCGGTACAATATAATTACCGAAAGGCAAACAAGCCGCATAAAAAGGAGAACAAAATCATGGATGAAATCAGAGACGCGATCTACCAGGCAACGGGCGTTTACGTTGACGGCGCAGCCGTTGCGGATGAAATCAGAGAGGCTATCAGCAGCAGCGGCGCGGAGCCTGGCCGCCAGTGGATCACCGGGCAGGACGACCCGCTGGCGCGCTGGGAATATTTCGTCGATTATTCCCGCGACGATGAGCTGGACGAAAACGGCGATCTGATCCAGTCCGACGAAACGATCCGGCTGCTTGAAATTTCCATTTTTCTGCGCAGCGCATCCACCAGCTTTGCAAAGGCCGGTCTGCCGCTGAACAAGGAGTTCTACGTCTCCCTCGACGTCGAAATTTAAAAGAGGTGCGCTGCATGGGAAAATCCGAAATAAAGGCCGCCCGTGAGCGTGCGGGCTACTCCGTCCGCGTCTTTTCAGAACTCGCCAGGTGCTCCCCCTCAACGCTTCAAGATATTGAAAACGGCAGGAAAGTCCCCCGCGCCGACACCCTCCGCAGGATTGCGGACGCTCTGGGCTGCACAATGGACAGCTTGTGGCCCTCTGCGAAAAGTAACGAATGAGCAAAGCCCCCGCAGGTACGCTTCGGCGCGCTTGCGGGGGCTTTTTGTTAAATCTCGGTTGTTACCTCAACGGCGGCAATTTTTTCCGCCAGCTGTTTGATGGGCGTGTCTTCGGTGTATTCGACTTCCAGGCCGTCGGCCAGTTTGTGCAAGGCTTCCAGGCTCATGGTTTCAAGCTGTGCCGTGTCCAGGTGCCCGGTTACGGTGCGCCCTTTGTTTGCGCCCGAAATTTCCGCCTGCATATTGATTGCGGTTTCGTCGGTCATGGTGTCCAGGAATTTGGCCACCTTTTCGCGCAGGCCAGCAGGCAAGGGAAGGCCGCAAAGCAGCATATTCTTCATAATGCTGGTAGCTTCATAGAGTACATAAACAACGCAGAAGAATTCTGCAAGGCCCAGGCTTTTAATGCCCATTGACGTAAGCACCGCCCTTGTATCGGCGTTTGCCCAGGCCAGCACGTCCACGCCTACCATGTCGTCCACAAGCACCAGGAAAAGCACAGACAGGACCATAGCCACCTTGCGGATGCCGCCGTCGATGCCGACGCTGGAATTCCATTTTTTGTATTTCACAGCGCGCAGGCAGCCCAGGGCGGTGTCCAGGAAGATGCACAGCAGAACCAGGCGCACAAACAGGTTGCCGGTCAGGGTGTGCAGATAGTTAGAGAAAAGCATATCCATTGTTTAGCACTCCTTTACGGTTACGGGAAGGCCCAGGGCTTCGGCCTGCGCCTTAATGGTGTTTTTGTCGCCCGCGCTCATGGGGCCAGCCGTCACCATGTATTCGGTTGCTTTCGGCTGGGCGGCCTGGGCGGTTTTGGTGTAGCCGTTCAGTCCGTTCTTTTCCATAATGGCGGGATAGTCGCGGTAGCAGACGTCGCAGTCCAGGCTATTGCCGAAGCCTGCAATTCCCAGCGCGTTCTTGCTGGAATACTGCCACAAACCGTTCTGCACCGTGGCAGTGTCGGTTTTGGTGTAAGCAGCTTCCCACTTGTCGAAGTTGGCAAGGCCCGACAGATTGGTTTGGTTGATGAAGAAGTCGCGGGAACAGTACACGGCGGCATAATAGCCGCCCGCTTCCAGGGTTTCCAGCGCAGCCTTAATAATGGCCGTGTTCTGCGCCTTGCCGCAGTTCAAGTTATATTTTTCGTACTCCACGTCGTAGTAAATGGGGTACGCGAATTTGTGGCCCGACAGCATTTTTACAACCTGCTGTGCGGTGATTCTTGCGGCGGCGGGGCTGGTATCGTAACAGTAGAAGTAAACGCCCACGGGAACGCCGTACTTCTCGCAAGCGGCCAGGTTGTTAAGGAATTGGCCGTCCATGTACAAGCCGCCTTTGCCGTGCCGCGCAGAATATCCCACGCGAAGGATTGCAAAGCCGGGCGACGTTCCGCCGTTCACCCGGCGCAACTCCGAAGCGGTCTTGGCCCAGTCAATAGCGCCCTGGTGGTGCGAAACGTCGATGCCGTAAATTTTCATTTGTTCCACCTTCCTATTTGTCGGCGGCCTGCGTGAAGCGCTCATAACGCGCCAGCAGGGCCGTGTATTCGTCTTTTGTCTTGCTGTCCGCGTGAAGATCAAGCCGCCGCTGCTGCTTTGCTGCAAGGTCCATTGCGTCAATCAGCAGGGCCGCCGTTTCATGCAGCCAGCTTTCAGCTTCCGGCGGTTTCATCTTTGGCGCGCGGGCCGCAGATTGCCAGCGCTTCGTCTTCGGTGATTTTGGGCGGGTCGCTTTCGGTGTACGCCCACACCTGGTCGGCGGTGATTTTGTGCAGCCGATACAGCAGCCGCGCGGTGGTATAGTATTTGCTCATGTGTGTTAGCCCTCCATGATTGCGACCATAAAATCTTCCATGACGGCCAGGCGTTCCTCGACAGTCGGGGCTTTCTCCTGGCCTTCCCATGCTTCGCCGTACTTCCACCAGCCGGAAAAATCCGCCGCAATGCTTTCCGTGGTTTCCTCTGCGGCGCGGGCAGCCGGCAGCATGAACATAACTTCGTCGGCCAGGTACGCGCTGCCCGGTTCCTGTTCCGGGTCAGTCTCGCCGGGCTGTGCAACGTCTGCCGCGTCCTTGATGTTGTCGTACAGCCGGACAACGGCGTCGCCGTCCGGCAGGCGCTCAAAGACAACGGCAGGCGGCTGGTGGTCCAGCATAATGCTTGCATTTTTCATTGTGTATCCTCTCTTTCTGTCGTGTTGCCCACCCGATTACTTGGCAGGCAAGCGGTTTTATTTTCTCGGTCCGCAGCGTTGTGCTGCATTTCCGGGAATTCGTCTGCGTAAAATATCCGTAGTAACTCGCCAGCTTGTACGCGCGAAAAAGCGGCACCGTGCCGCTTTTGTCAACTTCGCGCCCGGCCCGCAGGTATTGCCGCCGCGCCCGCCGGAAAATGGCCCGGCGCACGGTTGTATAGGTTCGGCGGATAACGAAGCCCACAATATCAAGCCCAGGGCAGCCGCGCGCCGCTGGCCGCGTCAGGTGCCTGCGGCGGTGTTCTTCTTCGATGCTCAAAAAGGCCACTTCGTCGCCGCCCGGTTTGAATGTCAGGCCGAAGGTTTTCAGCGTCCATTTTGCTGCCGTCCTTGCCGCGCTGCGCAGGTCTGCCAGCCTTCGGCCCATTATGGCAACGTCGTCCGCATAGGCCACCAGTGCCACAACAAGGCGTTGCCGCGTGCCCCTGCGCACCTTTTCAAGCGACAGCATATACCGCAAAACGTAGGACATAACCAAGTTAAACAGCCATGCGTCCAAGTAGCCGCCTATAATAAGGCAACCGCGCGGCGACATATTCAGCAGGGCTTCCACCAACAGCAGCAGCCACTTTGCGGCGGGGATTTCTTTTTTCAAAATTCCCATGATTACGCCCGCTTTGGTGTTCTCGTAGGCGTGGCGAATATCCAGCTTGCGGGCATACTTGATTCCCAGCGCCTTGCGGCGAAGGAAGCGCTGCACCTGCCGCCTGCACCCGCTTTGCCCTCGGTGCGGTATGCTGGCGTGTTGGTAGGGCAGAATTCTGGCCCGCAGAAGCGGTTCCAGACCCAGGAAAGCAAGATGGCCGAAGCATTGATGAAATACACAACAATTTGCAACATTTCGGCATTTCATGCTTATGCCGTCAATGCGGGGCCGTTCCGTTACCGGGTCAAGGTCCAGCGCTTCCGGGTCTCCGTCTTCAAGGTCAAGAATTCGCTGCTCAAGTTCCAGCGCTATTCCGTCCGCAGCTTCCAGCTTTTTAATGACTGCACTTTGCGCTTCATCGCGCTTTATTTCTGCATTGGAAACACCCCCGTACTTTTCGGCAACCGCGACAAAATCTTGGCGGTGCCATTTCTTCTCGAAGCACTCCAAAACCGCGCGCAAGCACAGGTTATGGGATAGTTCTTTATATCTTTGTTTCATAATTACTTACTGATGTGCAAGGGCTTTCGGTTGCCGTGGCCCTTCGTGCAGGGTCTCGGATTTCTACTACTTGCCCCGCCATGCGCCCGCAGCGCATAGCCCCGCCCGAAACCGGGCACGGTGTCGGTCTCACATGATTTTAGCTTTCGGCACGGATAACACAACGCAATGCGGCACAGCTTTGGGCTGTGCCTTAAAATTTCAGTAGGCCGGGGAACGCCATTCCAGTTCGAATTCGCCGGGGAATTGTTGCCATTCGCGCAGGCAGCGCCAGCAATGCCAGCATTGTTCAAATTGCCATAACGCCACGGGCAACGGACCCCCGCAGAGCCATTGACATAAAACGCGGACCCAGCGCCGTATTACCCAAAAACCACCGTCCTTCCGTTCGTGGAAGGCCGGTGGTTTGTTTTCTATTCAAAAAGGGGCCTGCTGCCCCTCTGGGCGGTCAAAAGCCCGCCCATTCACCCCGCTTTTTGCCCGATCCTTTAAGCCGGGGAACGCCAAACCAGTACGAATACGCCGGGGAAAAGCTGCCAGACGCGCAGGCAGCGCCAGCAAAGCCAGCATGGTTCAAACCGCCATAACGCCACGGGCAACGGACCCCCGCAGAGCCACCGACATAAAACGCGGACTTCATGCCCACGGTTTCGCCGCCGCCGGTCTTGTCAGGCAGAAGGCTCTCGGTGCTGTCGTTCTGCATCGAAAGTTCGTAGTTCCAGGCGTTCACGCTGGTAAAGGTCTTTTCTGCAACTTTCACATGGTTGGCCGTCACGCTGCTGGCTTCCTTCTCCGAATCGCGGCAGGCCATAGCGGTATAGGTCACGCCGCCGTCCACGGTTGTGACGTTCCACAGCGGGTCAAGGCCGATAACGTAGGCACCGTTCAGCATTTCAACGCCAGCCCAACGGCACGGGTATTTGCCGTTCGTCAGGCTGCCGGGTGCGCCGTCGCTATGGCCGGGCAGGGCTTCCGTTGCGCCGCTGTGCCAGGGCATAGAGCTGATATAGGCAGTGCCGGGCACGTCGAAGCTGTCCGCAACGTCCAGATTTACAGCCGAATAGTCGGTGCCGCCGACGGTAACGGTTTCAATACTCTTAACTCTCACCTTGTCGGCAATGTCACGCATCCATGTATTGTAACGGTCTGCGCTGCTGTTGCTGCCCTTGTCGCCCACAGAAACGGTGCTACCGACAACGAAGCCAGAAGCCTGGGAAGCGGTCAGCAGCACACGCTTCACGCCGGTTTCGGCTGCTGCAACCTTATATTGCAGGTTGTAGTTTGTGCAGCCTTCCAGAATTCGGCTGTTTTCAAGGTTGAAGTGGCGCAGCTGCCACATATCCAGCATATACAGGCTATCACAGTCGCCCCACACAGAATCGTAAGCGGTTTGCTTGCGGGCCAGGGCCAGACCCGTGGCCGCGCTGTTGAAGTTCGCCACAGGCAGGCCCGCGCCGCTGGTAAGTGCGCCCTTTGCGTTCAAGCCGCCGGGGAAGGTAGCGTGCCAGGTCATTGCGCGGCGCTTGCCATTCGGTGCCACGTTTTCGGCGTAGGGTGTGAAACCGTCGGCCAAGGTGCTGCGCCAGCTTTTCGACAGGTAGCTGCCGTCGTCGATAACGCGGCGCAGCAGGGCAGGGGCGAAGGTGTAGACAGGGGCCAGCGTGCCGGTGATGTCAAATTCTTCTTCGCCCTCAATGGCAAGAACGTCCATAGTTCCGTCTGCCAGGCTCACAGCGTTGGCGCGAATATACCAGGTCATGCGGTCTTCCGCCGCCCAGTCTTCCGGGTTTGTGCTGTCGGTTGCCAAGGCTGCCGCGCTCTTTCCTGCCAGATCGTCCGCCGGGGTGCCCGCCGGGTTTGTGGACACGGCAGGGCTGGGAAATTTCACGGTGTAGGTTTTGTCGGTTTGCAGCATGGTAAAGAAGCGCAGCAGGCGCTTGTATTTGCTGTCGTTCGATGCTGCGGACAGCGGCCACCAGGCGGAAAAAATCTCCGTTGTGTTCGTGTCGTCCAGCAGGGCCTTGAAGGTCGCGTCGGTGTATTCCGGGCCAGCGCTTCCCGCTGCGATTGCTTGCAGCAGGTCGGCAATGCGCAGCTGGGTTTCCTCGGTTGCAATGTGCCCGTATTCAGTAAGTCCCATAGTTCTGTCCTTTCTGTTATTCCTCATAGAGGAAAACTGTTAAAATATTCTTTTTGTTGTAGCCGATAAGGTATTGCGCAGCTTTGGCATACCCTTCCACTTTGGCCGCGTCGGTGCTTACCTTGTCGGCTTTTGCGGTTACGTCGGTTTGAATTTTCTGCATTTGTTGCAGTTTGTCGTTTACACCTTCGTCAATAACCTTTTTCGCGTCCGCTGCTGCCTGCGCCGCCGCGTCCTTGGCTTCCTGCGCACTCTTGGCCGCAGCGCTTGCAGACGCAGCCGCCGCAGTCTTGGCCGCTTCGGTTTCGGCAAGAAGCTGCTGTATTGTCTTGTATTCGTCGGTGCTTTCAACCTGGTTTTCCGGGTTCGCGCATTCTTCAACGTTGATTTGCCACTTTTCCGTTTTCAGCGTGTCAGCCCCGCGCACGACTTCAATTTCGGCGGAAACAATGCCACGCACGGCAAGCATTTGCTGGGTAAGGGTGATATAGGCGATGTTCCCGGCCACTTCCGTGGCGGGATTGTACACGCTTTTGCCGTCCGGCTTTTTGGCGCTTACGTTCACGGTATAGCCGCCGGGGACCTTATAGGCTTTCCCATCGTTATACAGTGACACGGCCACAACGCGCATATTGTTGTCGCCTTGCTTTGCAAAAACGCGCGGCGGGATTCCGGCCCGCGCAAAATCAAGGTTGATTTTTTGAAGGATCTGCTGTTCTTCCATTTTCTCACTCCCCTTATGTTTTTGCGGCAAGGACCCATTTGGAAATTGCAGGATCCCAGTACCATTGCACGTTGTAGCCGTTTATGTTGTCAACGTCCAACCTTCGCAGCCCGCCTTCTGTATACAAAGTCTTTCCGTATCCTGTGCCACTCAGCCATACCGCAGGGGTGTCCAAAGAATTTAGTACGTCAATGCGCGACGCTTTTAACCAGGTTTCCGGGGGGCTTATGCCGTAGTTCCAGGACAGGAAGCCTATGCTGTCCCAGCTATCGCCGTTCTTCTTCTGGCAAGCGATATTCCCCGAATCGAAGAAAACGCGGTATGTTCCCGTCGAATTCGTCCGTTCAAGGGTGGAAAAGGACCCGCGCAGCACGGCATTTCCTGTGTTAAGGTCAAAATAGCTTTTCCCGTCAACGCTGGCAATTCTTCCGGCGGCGATATACTGCGCATTGATGTACAGTTTGCCGTCGCTCATGTACAGCCCTTGCAGCTGCCCGTTGTTTGTCAGCCGGTTAAAAACTTCCTGCTGTGTAAGCGCCGGGGCCGTGGCGGCCAGGGTGGTGTCTTCCGGGGCAGGGGTCCAGGCGGTTGCGATTCCGCCCAGTTCAACCTTTGGGCTTTTGTAAATGATTGCGCCGGTTGCGCCTTGAAAAAATACCTTGAAAATAGCCGCCGTTACTTCCTTGTCCTGCACGGTTGCGGTTGCGGTAACGCGGGCGAAGTCGTCCATTGCCGCCGTTCCCAGGGCCTTGAAGTCGTTGCGCGGCGCTCCGATGTATTGCTTTGTTCCGTCCGCGAAAGTGATTTCAAGGCGGCCCAGGCCGCCAGGCGTGCCGCTGTAGCTCTCTGCGTAAGTTATCGCTTCGGTAATTTTGTAGTCATAGGAAACCGTTATTTTCCTGTTTCGCAGGCTTTGGATTCCGTACTCGGTCAGCTGCCTTGTTGCGCTGCGCGCGCTGTTTCCATCGGTCAGTGTTATTTTTACCTGATTTCCCGTAAAGTCGAATCCTGTATACGTCGAAGTTACGCCGATATACGCCGAATTTGAAATCAGGTTTCGCCCGGCTTCGGCGGCCTGCGCCGTGTAGTCTGCCGCGCTGGCCCAGTCGCTTGCGGCAAATGCTGCGCCGCTGGCCTTGGCAGTTGTACACACCAGCAGTTCGCCCGCGTCGCCTTGTGTCCAAATGTCGCCCACGTCATACGGGGGCACGGGCGTGGAAATGAAGGTGCGGCGCTTGCCGTCGGCGGTGTCCTGGGCGGTCTTGGCATTTGCAAGGGCTTTTGCGACGTCGGTATCTTCCAGCAACAGCCATTGCCAAACGTCGCTCACAATGGCCCAGCGGTATGCTTTGCCGCTTGCCTGGTCGGTATTGTAGAACAGGTCGCCCGCATGGGCTTCCCGTTCCGTTTCCGTCGTCCAGTCGCTTGCTGGTTTGTTTTCTGCCGTCGGTGCATAGGGGTAAAACCAGGTTGTAATATTGCCGTCAATTTGGCCCTGCAAGTCCTGCACGGTCTTTTCAACGGCGGCCTGGTATTCTTTTAGGTCTGCTGCTGCGGCTTCCTTGGCGGCCTTCTCTGCCGCCGCTGCGGCTTCCTTGGCCTGTTCCGCCGCAATCTGTTCCGGGGTCTTGCCGGAAACTTGCAGGCTGGTGAAATTCGCGTCCAGTGTGCCCGCGTCCAGGTCCAGCTTGAAAACTTTCCCCGTTTTGTCTTGCAGCACGCCCGCGCGCAGCAGATTGGCCGACAGCGTGCCGGTTGTGATGTAGTCGGCAACGATTTGCCCGTCCTGGGTCATCGCCAATCCGTAGGTGCCATTATAGCCCGTTGACGAATAGCCCAGGCCCGACTTATTGAAGCGCCACACTTTCGTTGCTTCCTCAATGGTCGGCTTGTCCATAATAAGTAGTTCATAAGGCTGGCCGTCGGCATTGCGCCGCAAAACAACATAGCCGCCCTTGTTGCCGGTTATCCAGGCCGAAGCGTTGGCCGCAGCGGCTTCCAGGTCGCTTGTGTCTGCCTTCGCGTTTATGGCCTTGTCCTGGGCCACGATGGTGTCCGCCAGATTAGTGCTTGCTTCGCCCAGCGTAATGCTTTCATAGCGCCCGGCCAGCACGTCGTAAACGGTTTGCACAACCTTGGCCCGCGCATTTACGCCCAGCTTTTCAAAGCGCACTGTTGCAATATCGCACAGGTTTAAGCGTTCCGCCGGGGCAATGGCCTTGTATTCCTCGGTCTGCCACAGGGGAACAAAAGACACTTTCAGCGATACAGACGGCACGCCTATGCCTTCCTTTTCGACGTAGGCCGAAGCATAGGCGCGCAGCTGTTCAACGCTCGGCGTTTCCTGCCACTCTTGCGAACAGTCCAGCGGGACCGTTCGCGGGTAGGGGAAGTTATGCGCCGACGCGCTGGAAACTACTTTTTCCGGCAGTTCCAGCACGTTGCCGTTTGTGTCCTTGTAATAGGGATAAACCCCCGTTATCGTGTTTTCGATGCTTTCTTCCTGGTCGATGTCAACCAGGTTTTTGCCGTAAGCGATAACCACCCCGCTGTCATGTCCGCGCGCCTTGTGCAGCTTCACCGTGTAGCGGTTAAATTCGTATTCGCCGCCGTATACGTCCAGCACAGACCCGGCCACGCCGCCCAGCAGGGAACGCGCCGACGCCGGTTCCGTTACGGTGAAGGTTGCAGTGGTTTCCTTGTCGGTCCAAAAGTCGAAGGGGCACGGCTCCACAGCGTTGGTTTTAAGCCCTTGCAGGGCCGCCGCGCAGCTGCCTGCCGTAAACGGCGAAACGGGGATATGCGACAGCTGGTAACTTATGTGCTTGGCGCGCACGGTTACAACGCCCGAAAGCGGGGTGCTTTTGCCGTACACACGGAAGGGCTGCGGTTCGCTGCTGTCGTTCGGCGGGGCAAAAATAATGCTGCCGTGTTTCAGTTCGTCGAACAGCACGCCCGTGACCGGGTATTCCATCGACAGTTCAAACGCGCCGTTTCGGTTTTCCTCGACGGTGCAGGCCAGCGCGTCGGACAGCGGCCCCAGGCCGTTGCTTTCAAAGTTGGTTTCGTTTTTGGGGTACAGTCTCGGCTTCAAAGGGTCCACCACCTCGGTTCTATTTCTACGCGGTCAATTCCGCCTTCCCACGAAACGCCCGTGCTGCCTTCCAGCGTGGGAAATTCGGCCACGGAAACAGCGCCGTTTTTGTTCGCGGTTTCCCGCCGGGCCGTTTCGTTTTCACAGTCAAGCGTTATATAGTCCGACAGTTCCAAAATACGGCATTGTGTTCCGCCCACAGTCAGAACGCCGGGGCCGGTGCCGTAAACGGTAATAATGGGCTTTGCTGGTTGGTTGGTCGGGTTCAGCAGGGTTGTGCTTTCGCGCAAGTCCAGCGTTTCAAAGCCGGACGCAAGCCAAAACTGCGGTTTGCAGTCAAATGCAATTTCCAGTTTCCCGGCCTGCTCGACAATGCTTCCCACCGAATAGCTGCCCTGCACCCGCGCTTCGCGGAAGCGGTCCGGGTCGTAGGTGTTGCGCAGCTGCTTGTATGCGGGGCCGGATTTCAAAAACTGGACAGCCCGCGCAACCGTAGTGCGGTAGGGGACGCCGTCTTCCGGCAGAATCGCGCAGCTGTATTTTACAGTTACGTTTTTATACCTGCCGTTGTCGATAATCACGTCCCCCGAACGTCCGGGCACTTCCTTGCGCTCGATGTCCCTTTCTGCGACAACGTGGTCAGGCGGGGCCAGCATTATAAGGCCGTAGGCTTCGGCGCTTTCCGCGTCCAGATAGAACGTGTTAATCACTCAAAAGCCCCCCGTTTCTTTTCCACTTCGCGGCGCACCTCAATGCCCACGCGGCGGGCAATCTCTTTAATGTCTTCGGATCCGCCGTTCTCGAATCGTTCAATGTTCAGCTGGATAACCAGGCCGCTGGCCGTGTTGTTCATGTACCGCGACAGAATCCCGTCCAGATGGTCGTAAAAATCGGACAACGGCAGAACGGCTTCCTGGCCTGCTTCGCCGCCGCCCAAAAGGTTGCCGCCCATCTGCCCGAAAATCTGCGCGCCGGACAAAATGCCGCCCTCTTTGTACCAGTTAATACCGAAGCTGGGCACACTGGGCGGGTTTAGGGAAAAGCGCCCGGAAATATACGGGTGCGGAAGTTGCAGGTGCGGCAAGGACCAGCTAAAATTGAAAAAGCCTTTAATGTTTTCAATGGCATTGTGTACGCTGTTTTTTGCGCTCTCAATGCGGCTCGAAATTCCGTTTTTGATTCCGTCGAAGGTGGAAAGAACATTGTTTTTCGCGTCCACAACCGTGCTTTTGACGGAAGAAAAAAGGTTAATCCAAAAATTGCGGAAGCCTTCGCACTTGTTCCACAGCAGCACAAACGCGGCCACAATGGCCGCAATGGCTGCAATAACAATAGATATAGGATTTGCCAGCATAAGCGCCCACAGGCCCGACAGCGCGGGCATTACGGTGCCTGTAATAAGCGGCACAGCAGTGCCGCCCACAAAGCCCACAAGGCTGCCCACACCCGTTGTAAAGGTTCCCACAGCGGTAATTACCTTACCGATAATCACAAGGGCCGGACCGATTGCAGCCACAATCAGACCAATGGTAACAATGGCTTGCTTTTGGCCGTCGTCCAGCGTGTCGAAGTGCGCTTTTGCGTCAATAAGCAGCTGGGTTAAATGCTGGAATACGGGGGCCAGCATATTGCTGATTGTTTCGCCCAGCGTTGACATTGCGATTTTAGCCGCGTTCGCCGCAGTCGTTGCGCCGTCAACGCCGTCCATGGTGTTGTTGTAGGTATCAGTTACAACGGTTGAATAGTCCGCCATGCTGGCCGACAAGTCGTCAAGACTCAGGCGGCCTTCGCGTATCGCGGTAGCCATTTCAGCCGCGCCCTTTGTTCCGAAGGTTTCCTGCGCAATGGTTAGGGCTTCCGTTTCGCTTCCGGCGTTTTTAATTTTGTCTATAACGGTTTGCAGGGCTTCGCTTTCGCTCATGCCCGCGTCGGTCAGATTTACAACAGCCTTTTTCAGACCAGCCAGCGCCACGCCCGATTCAACGCCGTTTTCGTCCAACAGGGCCATGAAGTTGACGCTTTCTTCCAGGGAAAAGTTCAGTTCCTTAAAGGTCGCGCTGTTCGCCAGCACGTCGTCCATTAGGCCCTGCGCGTTTATTCCGGTGTCCTGCGCTGCCTTGGCTACCATGCCCAGCAGGCCGCTTGCGTCGTCCGAAGTCTTGCCGAAGGTCTTCAGCACCTTGTCGGCGCTGTCAACCGACGAAACCACGTCGCCGCCGGTTATCTTGGCAAACTGCAAGAAAAGCGTTGTCTGCCCTTCCAGTTCTTTGCCTGTCGTGTGGAAGCGGGTGTTTACCTCGCCCACAGCGCTGGCAACGTCGCCCAGCTCTTCGGGTATGCTGGTTGCTATTGTTTCATAGCTCGCCACCAAGCCGTCCAGGGCTTCGCCGCTTGCGCCCGTTGCCGTTACGATGGTGTCCACGCCTTCGTCCACGGTAGAAAATGCGGCAACGCCAGCAGCAGCCGCAGCGGCCAGCGGCGTGGTTACATTTTTGGTTAGCGTCTCACCGACTTTTGAAGTCTTGCCGCCGTATTCCTCGATTTTCGCGCCGGCTTCCTTTATGGCCTGGGCGGCAGCGGTGCCGAAGTCTTTCTGCGCTTTTTCCAGGTCTTCAAGGTGCTGCTTGGCTTTTTGCAGTTTGTTTTGATATTCCAGCCACGCGCCCCTGTCAATGTCGCCGTTGGCGTACTGGTCCGAAACCTGTTTCTGTACGCCTTCCAGGGTTTCCAATTCCTTGCGCGCGGCGGCTACGCTTTCGGAAAGAATTTTCTGCTTTTCGTTCAGCAGTTCGGTGTTTCCGGGATCCAGTTTCAGCGCCTTGTTGATTTCCTTCAAGTTGCTGGACAGGGCCGTGGAAGTCTTTGTAACGTCCTTTAAGGCGTTTGCAAGGCCGGTTGTTTTGCCGTTGATTTCAACGGTAATGCCTTTTAATGTTTTGGCCGCCATCGTCAATCCCCCCTTTCTCCGTATTTTGCTTTCAGTTTTTCGGTCTCCGGCTCCGTCTGTGTGATTCTCCACGCATTGCGCAGCCATTTCCTGCCCGTTTCCGTCTGCGCCCGGTTGTATATCACACCGTCGCGCAGAAGCGCCCAGAATGTAATAATGTCCAGGTCATAGACGGCAGGCAGAGGAATGCCCGCGTATTCGGAAACCAGCTTTTCGCTTGCGCTGCACAGCGCAAACGGCACCCCCTCTCCGTCCGTTTCTGGGTAAGAGGGGGGCGTTAGTTTGGGTCGTTCTTCTTTTCGTTAGAAAGCCAGCTGACAAAATCCAGAACAAAACCGGCCAGCTGGTCCATGTCCATCCACTCCATAACCGTGTCCGCAGTAATTTTGCGGTGTTCCTTGTTTTTGGCGATAACACGGGCCACGACTTCCGCCGCTTCCTTCGGCGTAGAATCCGGGCTGGACAGGTCGTTCATGCGGTTAAGGGTTTTCAGCTTCGGCGGCTCAATGTGAAGCACCTGCTTGTTGTCGGGTGCCTGGAATTCATAGTAGCGTTTTTTTACGCCCGAAAGCACAAACATACTTTTGCCCCCTCTCCGTTAGGTTGCGTTCTCGGTCAGTTCGTCGTCCATGATAACCAGGGTGCCGTCGCTGTCCAGGCTCTGCGCTGTCACCTCTGCGTCCACCTGCGTGGGGTTGTCATTCTGGAAGGCAATGCTGATGGTGCCGCTGTTCTTGCCCGTTACGGTAATGCGCAGCTTGCGCCCGTCGTCGCGGGTGTGAACGAAGCGGTACAGGTAGCGCTTTCCGGTTTTGTTGGCAAGGCCGCCCAGCTTGTAAGTGCGGTGCTTGTGCTGGCCGCTTTTCCCGGTCTCGGTCACGCGGGCGGTTTCGATAAGCGCCTGCAGGTAGGCGGGGGACCAGGTGATAAGGCCGGTTTTGAGTTTCACATCTTCCTCGGTGACGATGGTTTTAGAAACGCGGCCCTTGTCGTCCTTCACGGTCTGGCTGGTCGCCGTGTATTCCAGCGTTGCGCCGCCCTTGATGTTGCCCGCGCGGTTGTCGTCGATCTCGATGGTTGCGTCTTCGGGCACAGCGTCGTTAAACTCGACGATGTACAGGTCACCGCTGCCCAGGATAATATTTTCGCTGTTGTCGATCTCTTTCATGTGTGTACCTCTCTTGTCGTGAATGAAAAAAGTGTTTGATAGGGGGTGCCGTCGGGGAAGTGGTCTACGTTCACGGGGCCGCAGCCTTGCAGGGCGGCCAGGATTTTGCGTTCAAGTGCAAAGTCTTTGTTTTTTGTAAAAAGGGCAACGGCCCAGGTAAGCGTTTTAATTCTCACGCGGCCCAGGTCGTCGCCGTCTTCCACTTCGTCCGTGCGGACAACGTGATAGGGAAGCGGCACAGGTGCGCCGTTCGCTGGCACAACCTTTTCCGCTTCCTGCCGGATCCCGGTTTCAGCAAGCCGGGCAAGTATGGTGCTTCTTTTCATTTGGTCGCTTCCTCGCACTCGGTAACGAATTCTTGCTGCCACTTTTCCGCCGGGCGGTCAACGTGCGGGTGGGCCGGGGCAGGGGCAGGGCCTTTGTGGCCATTCTGCAAAAGGTGTGTAAGCTGGTAATGGGCTTTGTTGTACACGGTGTACGTCTTCGCGCCGCGTGCGTTCGCGCCCGTCTGCTTGGAAGCCCAGTCTTTTGCGTATGCGCCCGTCCGCTTCGGGGCGGTGCCGCGCAGTTCCTTGGCAAGTCCCTTTGCGCACTTCTCGGCGGCTTCGTCCACGGCTTCGGCCACGCCGTTGGCGTATGTCCTTAGCGTCGCGGTAAGTGCCGCCGAAAAATCAAAATCGGCCACCGCCGCCCACCTCCGTGTCGTCGAAGTCGAGCAGAAGTTCCGGCTGCTCCAGGGTCAGGTCCGTACATTCGGGCAGCGTGTCCTTGATAATCTGCGTTTGCGCAATGCCGTACTGTTTTCCGCTGATAACTACAAAAGCGCCACGTTCCACCTGGTCGGCGCGCGGTATGCGGATAAGGCGTTCAACCTTGTGGCCTGCCTGTTCCGCTTCGTAGTTCCGCCGGGTGCCGATAATACGGTCTTGAAAGCGCATATTTTTGATTACCGGGACGGGCCGCTGCTTGTCGTCAAGCCGCCACACACTGCAAAGCCCATCAAGAAAAGTTTCAAATTTGATTTTATTCTTTGCCACAGCCGAAGCCCTCCCGAAACCGAAGCATATTTAATTCGCCGCTGTATTCTTCGATGAAGTCGGCGCGTTTGCTATTCACAAAGTACCAGGCCGCCGTTATAAGCAACTGGCGAAGTTCCCCGCTTTCAAACGAAAGCCCTGGGCTTCCGGCAGTATCTCGCAGGTAGTCCAGGGCTTCTTCTATGGCGTTTTTTGTGTTGCGTTCGGTTTTTTCGTCAGGCTCCCACGTTATGTTCATGCGGTTAAGTACAGCCTGGTACAGCTGGTCGCTTACCTGCGCTGCGGTCTCCGCTGTTTCGTTCATGGTAGGCCCTCCGCGTTATCAGCTTTCTGCTTTGGTGACGACAGGGGCGACAACCTGCACCAGCGTGGCGGGGTTGGTGTCAAGGGCGGAAATGTCCAGCAGGACGAAGGCGTAAGCGTCCAAGGGGCGGGCGTTGCCCTGCAACTTGGCTTTGTAGGCGCGCTCGTCCTCGAAGAAGCGCACGCTGTCGTCCTGCACGATGGTGCCGTCCTTGCCGGTTGCGCCCAGGCCCGCGAAGTAGCGGGACGCGATGCCCAGCACGGCCTTGCCGCTTTCCAGGGCGGCGGTCTGCATGGTCTCTGCGGGAATGGGCAGAATGTCGTGCGCCCAGGTGCCGTCGGGGCGGCGGAAGGAAGTGGCGGGCATAATCTTCTGCCAGTAGTCAAACGGGTTGCACAGGAAGATCAGGTCGCCGGGGTCGATGGCGCGGGCCTTGGTAGCGTCCACAGGGTCGCGGGCCAGCTTCGCCACGATGTTGCCCAGGGGCGCGGGGTCCAGCTTGTCCAGCTTGACGGCGCTCATTCGCGGGTAAGAGCCGCCCACGACGCTGGCGGTGTCGGAAATATCGCGGGTCATGCCGATGGGCTTTCCGTTGCCGTCGCCGTCCACAATGGCGCTTTCCAGGGCCATTGCGATGCTTTCCGACAGGCTCTCGCGGACGTACTGGTCAAGGTACTGCGGCCCCAGATCAACAAGGTCCTGGCTGATACACATAAACACGGACAACTTCAGCAGGGTCATGTTGAAGTCTTTCAGCGCGCCTGTCAGTTCCTTGGCGATTTTGTCGGTGATGTTGCCCCAAGTCGCAGCGGAAGCGGGGGCGGCATTGACGACGAAGCGGGTCAGGTAGCTGGTGTTCACGAAGCTGATACGGTCTAACAGGGGGTGTTCCTTCTTGATGGTGCCGATAACGCCGTCGATCACAGTTTCGGGCATGGCAACCTTGAAGTTGGTAATGGCCATCTTGGGATCGCCCGACTTGACACACTTGCCCAGTTCTGCGTAATAGTTCATTTCCGCGCTGGTAAGCACATGAACGCCACGGGCGGCCATGATGGCAGTGTCCTGGTTGCGTTCGTCGGCTTCCTGCTGGGCCTGCTGCAGAACGGCTTCCTCGATGTCGCCGCAGAAGGTCGCCAGGGCCTCGGTCATTTTGGTTTCGTCGCCGGTCTGGAAGGCGGCGGCCAGCGTCGCAGCGTTCGCCTTCTTGGCGTTTGCGATAAGATCTTTGCTTCTCATGTTGTTTTTTACTCCTTTGTCATGGATTCCAGCAGCATAAAAATCGCGCTGGTCTTTTTCCCTTCGGCGGCTTCCGCCGGGGAAGCGGGGGAAGGTTCCGCCGGGGGCGGCGGGGCGGTTTCGGGGGCTTTGGCGGCAGGCATGAAACTGGGCATTGCTTTTTCAAGCTGCATTTGCGGGGCGGCTTCCATCGCGGCGCGGTATTGCCGAATTGCTTCGTCAAGGTCTGCGTCCGTGTCGGCGTATTCGTCGGCCAGGCCGTACTTCATGCAGTCTTCGGCAGTCAGCCAGGTTTCTGCGTTCAGCAACTCCGACAGTTTGTCAGCGGGCAGCTTGTCGCCTGCCTTGTTCATGTAGGACTGAATCGCCGCCAGGTTGATGACTTCCAGGTCGTCGGCAGCCTTGCGCAGCTGTGTTGCGTTGCCGTAGGCCGGACCGGCGGCGTTGTGTACCATCATGCAGGTATTGCGCGGCATAATGATTTTGTCCGCCGCCATAGCAATGACAGAAGCCGCAGAAGCGGCGTATCCGTCAATGTATGCCACAACAGTGGCAGGGCAGCGGCGCAGGGTGCTGTAAATTCCCAGCGCTTCCTTTACGCTGCCGCCCACACTGTTGATATACAGGTTCACGGTGTCGCCAGCTGCCGCGCCGTCCAGGTTATCGACGAAGTAGCGCTGGCTTGTCTTGCTTTCCACGGTGGTTTCCTCGCCGGTGTACCAGTTCCGCGTTTTTTGGTCGGGGGCGATAGTGTCCACCAGCCAAAAATTGAACGCCTTCCCAGTCGTTCCGGCCTGCATAACTGCTTCCATTCCGATTCTCATTTTTTACTTCTCACCTCCTTTCGGTGCCGCAGCCTGCGGCTGTACTTTTTCCATGTTTTTGGTGCGGTTGTATTCGCTTGCCCACCTTTCGGGGATCGGGTCGTCTTCAAACTTTTCGCGCAGTTCGTTGACGCTATAAAGCGCGTCCTGCACCAGCTTGTCGGCCTGCGCCGCCGCGTCGAAAACGTCCACAAGACGAATGTGCGTAGTGTCAACCATCATCTTCCAGCCGTTCAGCACGTCCTTGCCGTAGGCTTTGCGGTTGATTTCGGTTTCAATCAGCCGCAGCGGCGGCTTTACGCCGAAGGACAGCGTGCTGCGGATAGCTTCGTCAATGTTTGTAACTTCGCCGCGCAGCAGACTGGGTGCGACGTGGTAGACGTTGCAGGCGCGGTCTTGGGCCTGTTTGATAAGGCTGTCCAGGTCGCTTATTTCGTTTGCACCCTTCTGCGTGGCCGCGCCGTCCTGCGGGACGTAGTGGAAGCCATCAAGCAGGGGAAGCACGGCGTTCTTGTTTTCAAAAAACGTTTTGAATCGCTCGTTCATCAGCTTGTCCAGATCGGTTTCAAACGTCTTTTTGCCACGGGCCTGGCCGGAAATTTCCAGTATGCCGCTGCGCCCGCCCGACTTCTTGTACTTGTCCAGTGCTTCCTTCATTGCTTCGCTGTACAGGCCGCGCAGGTTCGCCAGCAGTGCGGCAGCGTCCTGGTTTGCCAGCCGGAAATAAAACACGTCCGGCTCCGTAAGCGTGTAGGAAAGCGTTAAATTGTTGCAGGTAACGCCGGTATACACGCACGGGCGGAAGGCGTACTCGGTTCGTGTGAAGCTGTCGGCCAGGTACAGCGCGCCGCCGCGCTCGAAAACCAGCGCTTCGTTGAAGCGCAGCAGGCGGGCCACAAGCAGGCGCTTGAATTCCGCAGCGTTTTGGTTTTGGTTCGGCTCCACGTTGAAGCTGTACCAGTCTTCGCCCTTCTTACGCTCTCCGGCCTGGTAGGTGCGCCACTCGCACAAGGAAGCTGCCGAAGCAATCAGGTCTATGGTCGAAAAAATAGCCAGTTCTTCGACATTCAACCGCTGCTCTGCGGTTGCACCTTGCAGGACGATGTTTCCCGAAGCGTCGCGCGGGGCCAGGTCCAGCAAACTGCTTACAAAGTTTGCAAATTTCAATATTTCACCCCCTTTCCGTTAGCTTAGTAGGTGTAAACGTCCGGCAGATCAGCGGAAGAATAGTCTGCCGCCTGCATTTCGTCCTGCTTGATAACGGCAGCCACGAAGGCCGCAACCATTGCCATAAAGCCGTCCGTTTTCCGGCTCTTAGGCTCGTACTTTCCAAACGATATATTGCCGCGCTTGTCGATAAGGCGGCAGGCGTTGTTCACATACCAGCGCATTAGCATACTGTCGCCCCAAACAATGCGTTGGCTTGTAAACGCGCTTGTAATGATGGGCGCAACCTGGGATTGTTCCGGCGTGTATGTCAGCTTTACGTTGCCGGTGCGCTTGTCGGTGCTGAATCCAGCCGAAGCAAAGGCTTTTGACAGCAGCGTGTAGCGGTAATGGTCAATGCCGCCCAGCAGCAAATTGTATTTTTCGCTTTGTTCCACAATCCAGTTGACCGGCGTTTCCGGGTCGATCTCCGGCGCGTCTACCATCGTTAATTCCCCGCGTGCTTCGGCTTCGGCAAGCGGAAACTGGATCCGCGAAAGTGTCTTGCTTTGTGCGCAAACCCATGTGTGCGTTATCCAGTAATAAGTTCCCTGGATTTCCCACAGCACGCCAGCGGCAACAAAGTCCTGTGTGCTGGCGTAGTCAACGCCCCAAACCGCCGGGTGCGTTTCCAGGCCGATTCCTTCCGGGATAGGCCGGGAAGCTGCAAGAATATTTTCCCAGCTGGTGACTTCGGCTTCCTTGTCGCCCTGCGGGCGGTTCATGCGTTTGGTTGCGAAAGCGCCGTGCCCCGCCGGGTCTTCCTTGTACTCCTCAAATTCAAGTTTGATTTCTTCCAGCAGTTCGGTGCGTGCGGGGTCGTACAAAGACGGATTTGCCTTTCCCCACATTTCCGGCTGCATTATTTCCGCGTCACTGTCCAGGCGGCATATAAAATACAGCCAGCCGCTGTCCGGGGTGTTGCCTTCAAGGACTTTTTCAGCCCTGGCCGTGTACTTGTCCAGCGGGCCGTCGCGCACGTCGCCTTGTGTGGTTATGAACGTGCGGCGGGGAAGGCGGCGCTTGCCCAGGCCGCCCACCGCAACGTCGATTAGTTTAGAATTTTCGTAGGCGTGCAGTTCGTCAAAATCCACCTTGCCGGGCCGCCCGCCGTCTTTGGTCTTTGGGGCGCTGGTGTGGTATTTTATCCGGCTCATGGTCGCCTTGTTGACAATTTCTTCTTTTGTCCAGGTAAAGAATTTTTGAAAGTAAGGCTTGTTCCCGTCCAGCAATTCGTATATGTCGTCGAAGGTTGCGCGTGCCTGGTCTTCCGCCGTGGCGAAAATGTCAATATTGTAATGCTTCACCCCGTTTATGGGTGTTACAAGTGCAAAATCTTCATAGGCCAAGTAGCCGTTTTTCCCCGCGCCGCGTCCAACCTCAATAAACAGAATGGGCCAGCGCAGTGCGCCGCTTTCTGTGTAGGTGCAGTTATGCAGCGCAAAAACAAATTCTTCCCATGGTAAAAGTTTATATTCAAAATATTTTTGCAGGCCCATATAGCGTTCCAGCTGTTCGTCGTCAACGTGTATTTTTTCATTCTCAAACGCAGCCTTTACACGCTTGATAAGCAGCAGCTGTTCGCGGCACATCGGTATTTCGCCGCTTTCCACAATGTCAATATAGGCTTGTATTCTTGGATTCATCCCAGGTCGCCGCTTCCGTCGGTTTCTGGCGGCCTGCAAGTTGCCGTTGTCAGCCCCATTTCGCGCAAGATGTGAAGCATACGCTGGTTATACAGGGCGGCGGCTTTTATAGCGGGGTTTTCCTTGTCGTATTCTTTACCGGCTGCGCTTACTGCGGTGACGGTCAAGCCCTGTTTTTTTACAGCGGCCTGCATTTTCCTCTCCATGCCGAAGAAAAAAATATAATCGTCCAAAAGTTCTTGATAGTGCAGAAGATCGGCTCCGCAGTCCTTCAGCTGTTTTTCCAGGCTTGCCCGGATTTCCTTTTCCTTCTTCGTCAATTTCTGCACCCTCTTTCCAAAAATGCGTGATTTTTTCGGCTTTTTGCAGCACCCCCTAAAAATTGCGGATATAAGGTACCCGCGCACGGGCGTATTTGTTGGCGGCCTTTTGCAGGCCCATTTTTTCCTCGCGCGCGCAACCTCGCGGCTTTGTCGTCGCTGTTCCTTGGTCTCCGTCCGCCGGGGGATTTTGATTTCACGGGGCGGGGGGTATGCTGTAAAATTACCAGCGTTCCGGCGTGGCAGGTGCGGCCCGCTTGTGGTGTCGGTCCCAGTGGCAGGAAGCGCACAGGCAAACAAGGTTGATGTTCCCGGCTTCGTCGTATTCGGACAGGGCCAGGTCTGGCCGTTCGCGCAGCGGCTTGACATGGTGGACAGTAACTCCGCGTGTATTCACCGCCGGCGCATTGTGTGCGCAGTCCCAGCAACGGCGGCGCTGGTGCTTTAACACTTCCCGCCGCAGGCGTTTCCATTCGCGGCTTGTGTAGAAGCTGTGCAGGTTGCCGTTTGCAATCAACTGCAAAATCCATACAGCGGGCCACGAATCTGGGTTATACTTCGCCATAGCGTTTCACCTTGTCCCGCCGGGGTTTTCGTTCCTCGTATATGCAGCGCGGCAGTGCGCAAAGGGGTGTTGCCGTTTTCCTGTCGCGCCACACACAGGCGGCGCAGCGCTTTTCTTCCTCTTTCTCTTTTTTGGTGTTCTTCATGCGCCCCGCCTTCTTCCTTTTCTGGGTATAGAAAAAGCCAGGCTTTCCCGCCTGGCTTTTGCAGTTTGAATATATCACATAGCGAGTGTAAACAAAAAGCAAGTAATGTAAAGTTTTGTAAACTTTTGACAAATAAAAAGTCGTGTTTTCCGCGCCGTTATGCGGGTTTTAGCTTTTCAAAAATATTTTTTTCAAAGCCTCGCCGTGTGTCATTGTGGCCCATTGCCGTGACTTCCCGCAGGCTTCCGCAATCTGTTCCCAGTTCATGCCGTTTATATAGCGGCGGCGCAGGACTATGCGCTGGTCCGCTGTCGGTGCGGTTTTGATAACGGCCAGCACTTGGCGGCGCGCCTTGCTCATTGCGTTGGCAGCTGCTGTCAGTTCCCGGCGCGCGTCTTCCAGGGATTCAGCAGCAAGTTCAACCTTGCTTGTGCCTGTACCGCCGCCGTGCGGCATACCCGACAGAGAAGGGGAAGCGCCGGTGGCCGCTACCATAAGCCGTTCGGTTTCGTCCTTCCAGTAGCGCCATTCTTTCAACGCTTCAAGGTAGCTGTTCAAAATCTCTTTTTTCTTTGCGCTCTCCACCTGTTTGCCCCCCTGCGGCGATTACCCGCCCCCATTTGGTTTTCGGTTTGTAGCCCGTCCTGCTCCATAGCTTTGCCAGCGCGGCGGTTGCTCCGTCGAAGGCGGCAGCGGCCAGCCTGCCCAGTGCGCGAACAATCAGCCAGGCCGCCAGCAGGACGACGGCCAGCGCGGCCAGCGCGCCCGCCAGCCCCGCAAGCAGGCGCAGGGTGCAAACAAACCCTTGCACGAATAACTGCTGCATTATGCTTCGCCCCCTTCGGCCTGGTCGGCCAGCGCCCGAAGCGCAGCGGCCAGCGCGCCGGTGAATTTGTCCGCAAGTTCCTGCTGCCCGCCGTCTCGCATTTCGTCGGCCAGGTCCATAATTGCCGCTGCCTTTTGCTGTACGTCCTCAAACAGCAGGGCAAACTTCGCGCCCGCCGGGCTTTGCTGAATTCCCAGTTTCTTTTGCAGGGCTTCGGCCTGTTCCTGGGCTTCTGCGGCGGCCTGCTTGGCCTTTTCCAGCTCGGCGCGGTCTCTTTCCTTCTGCGTCCGTTCGGCGGCTTTGCGGGCCTTGTCTGCGGCTTCCGCTTCACGCCTTACCGCGTCGGCTTCTGCGTCCCGCTTGGCTTGGCGGATTTTCTCGGCGGCGGCCTTTTCGGCTTCCCGCCGGGCGGCCTGGAGTCGTTCTTCCTGTTTGGCTTCGGCTTCTTCCAGTGCCTTGCGGTGCTGTTCCCGCAGGGCTTCCAGGTCTGCCGCCGCTTTGGCTTCGGCTTCCGCGCGTGCCTGGTCGGCGGCCTTTTTCAATTCGGCTTCAACGTCAACTTCATGGGCTTCCACTTCGGCGGCAGGCGGCGCGGACAGAAGGGAAAGCTGCTCGGCCATGTCGTTCTTTTCGTCAATCAGCTTTTGCAACTCGGTAACGGTGATATTTGCCAGGTCTCCGGCCACTTCTTCCCGGTCCTGCGGCCCCAGTTTTGCCAGCAGTGCCAGCTTCGTAACGCCCGCCGCCGCGTTTTCTTCAATCAGCTGCGCGGGCAGCTTCTCCACAACGCTGATGTAAGTATAAGCCTGGCGCTGGCGAATGTGGACGGCCTGCTCTGTGTAGTCTCCGAAGGTCTCAAAGCCCAGCGCCTTATATTTGCCGCTGTCACGCATACGCTTCAACTTACGGCCCAGATCAAGCAGGCTGCTGGCGGCGGCCTGTGCTGCGCTCACGATTTCATAGTGCAGGCCGATGGCTTCCGCCTGCTCCGGCGTTTCATTTCCCACAAGGGCAAGCTGCTTCGTGTCTTCCATTGTCTGTTCCTCCTGTTATGCTGCCGCCGTCTTGGCGTGGTTCGGATTTACGGTCTTCTGTTTGTGGTCCAGCCATGGCTTGACGACTTGGCAAAGCCATGCCTGTTCAAATGCTTCCACTTCCGGGGTTCTTGCGCAGTTGTGCCGGCCGCGATTCTGCAAGACTTTGCCCGTGGCCGTGTCAAGCTGCAACGTGAAATAGGATTCTTTGGGGCTTTCGGCGTGGCGAATAAAAAAAATACTTTTACCGTTGCAGTGTTCCTTGCCATATCCGCCGACGCAATGGCCCAGCGCCTTGCCTTCAAGGATCAGCTGTTCTTCGGATTCCGCCGGGGTGATAATAAGGCCCATGTATTCCCAGCGCAGTGCTTGCAGGCGCTTTGCCATTTTCTCGAATTTGCCGCGCAGGGTTGCGTCTTCCTTGTAACGGATTGCAGCCGTTGCCCTGGCCTGGGCTTCGGTTACGCTGTGCGGGAAGACCACAACTTCGCTTTCAAGGTCAAGGCCCGCGCGTTCCGCGTCTTTCCAGTAGTCCACGCAAAAGCCCACCGTACCGCCTATGCTGTGAATTTTGCGGGCACTCTCTTGTTGCTTTCGTATGTAGTTCCATACGCGCACCAGGCCGAAGCGCTTCACAGTCCAAAGGTTCTTGTACTTGTCCGCAAAGACCACCCCTTCGCCGCCCAGCGTGTCGGCGTACTCCCTGGGCGCCCCGTTGCGCAGGCAGACGGCAACGGCGTGTTGCTGCACCCCAATGTCCCACGCCCTGCGGCCTGGGGCTTTGCTGGCAGCCTTGTATTCCGGTTTGCTCATGTACAAGGCTTCGTGCGGCTTCTTCGCCTTCCAGTTTACCCAGTCCAGGCCGGTGACGGACAGGCCGCCGTTTTGGCTGGCAGTCAAGCCCACCAGCGCCGCGCACAGTGCCGGGCTGTTGCGGGCAATGTTTTCAATTTCCGGGTGTCGCATATATATCCGGGCATAGTGCAGCAGGTCAACGCCCTGCGCCTGTTCTTCCAGCAGTTCCAGCTTCGCGTTTTCCAGCTTTGTGTCTTCGTATACGTCGGTAGCGTGCGGCAGGATTGCCGAAAAGTTGCCGTCGGCAACCTGGAAGCGGGACATTTCGTACCAGCAGCCCGTATAATACATAGTTGACATACTGGAATAGCCGCTGCGGTCCATTGCTGTGAATCGGTGCCAGTGCCCGCCGGGGTCGATAACATAGGCGTTGCGCTGTTCCACGATTGTGCTTTCCCAATCGTACCCGGTTTCGTGAATTACGGCCCAGCAGATAAACATAACACAGCCGCCCGCTTTGCGGATTTCCCATGGGTATGCCTTCTTTACGATGGGCCAGCGGTCAAGGCGCTTTTCGTGTGCCACCAGCGCCGCCGTGCCGCAGTTCGGGCAGTGTATTGTTTCGCCGTTGCGTCTCGGCCCTTCTTCGGTGTCAAAGTACGGATATGCGCCGCCCTCGCCCGGCAATGCTATTGTTGTGTACCACGATTCCCCGCAGGCCGTGCAGTTGCAGGCTGCATATTTTTCCCGTATGCCCGTTAGGGGGTCGGCCAGCTTTGTGGTTTTGTACCGAATCAGTTCTTGCGGATGTACTTTCTTGTTGCGTTTTAGCCACGCCCACAGCGCTTCCGGGGCTATTCCCGGCGTTTTCGGCAATGCTGCCAGTATGTCCATATTCGCGCCCCCTTACAGAAAATCTTCAAGGCGGATTGCCTTGCGGCGGTGTTCCGCCGGGGTCGCCTGTGTTTTGGCGGTGACAATTTCCAGTTTCGGAATTCCGTAAAATTCCCGGATAATGCGGTCAGCGTCCGCAGGGCCGCAGAAGCCCACATTGCCCGTGCGGTTCTTGCTGGCGAATTCCGCGATTTTCTTTTCGCAGTCTGCAATCCCCATGCCCGTGGTTCCCAGGTCTTCGGCAACGATCTGCGCGGCGGCAGGCTGGCCGTTCAAAATGTCGGCAAGCTGCTGGCCTACGCACCAGGCGGGCGTTCCTGCTCCGGCTTTCTTCTGCTGTGCTTCGATAAGGCTTAAAGCCTTCTGTAAATCATTCATTGCATTTCCTTCCTTCGTGTTTTATGTACTCGGTGAATATCCAGCCATTTGGCCGGGCGTACTTCTCGATAAAAAGGCGGCGGCGGTACACATAGGACCCCTGCAAGGCGCGGATTGCTTCGTGCTTTACCTCGACAACCTCCACAGTGCCGTTTGTGTATTCGATTACAAAATCCGGCGTGTAGTGTGCAGCGGGCAGGCGCAGGCCGCAATAATCGCTTTTCGGCAGAAGTTCAAATTTCTTGTGCCGTTCCACGTTCGCCACGGTTCCGGCCAGTTCTTTGGGCCATATATATGCCCGGTAGTATTCTTCTTCCAGGGCGCTGCCGCGATCAGACCCGCCGGGCCGAAGCGCCGGGCCGTCCCTGGCCTTCTGCTGCCTGTCCTTGGCAGCTGCCGCCCTGCGCCTGCGTTCCAATTCTTCGCGCACCTGCTTTTGTGCAGCAGGCCCCAGGCGTTCAATGTCGATTCCCACGGCACGGCCCCCTTCGTCGAAGTTTTAGGCTTATGTGCCAGCCCATGAATTCGTTATAGCTTGCGCTGGCTTCGTTCAGGTCCCAGCCGGGGTATTTTTTCGCCCAGAATTCCGGGTCGTACAGCCGCCCGTCGGTGCAGATTTTTTGCACTTGGCGGCGCGTCCATTTCCCGTCCGCCGGGGGCGGTGTTATTGGGTTTTTGATTCCTCGGCTTCGGAAATATCGGTGCTTTCGCTTCGGGTATTTCAGCATATAGTTTGCCAGGGCTTCCAGGCTGTTCTTGTCCATTTGTAGGCGGTCAGTGTTCACGCGGCCCAGGCGCACGCCCTTGCGGTGCCAGCAGCTTTCTATTTCGTCGCGGGTCAACTCGCACCGCAAAATTGTGTGGAAGTGCGGGGCAACGGCTTTTTGCCCGGTGTCTGGGTTTTCCTCTGCCCACTCCATCACGGCAAGGCATTCCGGCTTCGGCAATCCCTGCGCCCTGCATTTCTCTTTTATGTGGCGGTAGAAGTTCCGAAAATCCGCCCACGCCTGTTCTTCGGTTCCCGGGCGATACTCTGGCGCATAGGTCTGCGTTGTGTGGGTGTCTTCCTCGGTGAAGTTGGTATTTACCAGCTGGCGGAACAGCCGCCGGGCGTTCTTGGCGTTTTGGTTCTGCTGCGCCTTCGACGATCTGCGCAAGTCGGCAGCCCGCGCCAGTTCCTGGTCCAGCGTTCGGCTTTGCTCTGTTCCGTTCATGGGGTAAATTTCTACTTCCTGGTAATTCGCGGCGTTCTTACTTGTGCCGCACAGGAAGCGGCGCTCACGTTGAAAAGATTTTGTGCCCATACTCTGCCTTTCTGCATTTCCCGGAAGGTTCTGCTTTCGGTAGGTGGATAGAATTTTCTTCTTTCTGGGTAGACAAACGAAAAGGGAACACTTGCAAGGGACAACGCCGGGCGGCCTGTCTTAGTCTCTGCTTTCTGTGGCCTTGCTTGGCCGCCCTCTGTTTTCCCCTGCACCCCTTTCCCCGGCAGGAAATAACCGTCGCTATTTTACTACCCCATACAAGCCCTTCACGGCGGCCCTGGCCGCCCGCGAATGTTTGACAACGTGCCGCAATTCCTTTATAATGAAGGTGTTATATTTTTACCTCGGCACGTTGTAGGCCGCCCCTCTCCACAGGGGCGGCTTTCTTTATTGCCTTTTGCAGTCAAGTGCAAAGGGCGCTTTTTGTTTCCTCAAGCCATGCCAGCCCCTTTTCGTAGTAGCTGGCGCTTTGTTCGATAAGGATATACCGCCGCCCGGCTTTAAGGGCTGCCACGCCGGTGCTGCCACTGCCCGCGAAAAAATCACAGACAACCGCGCCCGGTCTGGTGTGTGTTCGTATTGCGCGTTCCAGCAGGTCAACGGGCTTTTGCGTCGGGTGGATTGAGTGCCCCCCGTCGGTTCATTCGACAGCCAAACATTGCAGTGGTTCGCGTCAAGGTTGTGGACAAAGCGGGCATTGTCTGCCGCCTGTATCTGTTCGTCGTACTGCTGCACAAGCCTGGCCTGTTCTTCCAGCAGGCTGTCGAAGTCTCGGTATCCTTCCCAGCTGTCCAGTTCAAACTTCGCCACAATGTCCAAGTAGGTTTCCCGCGTTGGCAAAAGCCATTGACTGCTTCCCCAACGGAAACAGTGGTCTGCTGCTTGTCCGCAAGCGTCAATTATCTGCTTTTTGGTTTTGCCGGTGTACTTCTGCGCGGCGCGGAAATATTCACGCAGCGGGCCGAAGTTGTTCATGTCCAGCTTTGCCAGCGCCAGCCCCGACTTGTTCCAGGCCGTGCCCGGTTCGCCCTTTACCAGTACAATGCAAAATTCTGTAATGTTAAACCAGCTTCGCAAAGTGTTCCCGGTTCCGGGGTTTGCCCATAGCTTCTTCCGAAAATTCGGCTTCACCCATACGGACCAGGAATTGAAAACAAACTGTGTCCAGTTTTCCAACCAACACAGCAGGCGGGCCACTTGTTGCAGGTCATTGTGCCAAAAGGCCAGCGTTCCGTTCGGCTTCAGAATTCGTTCTGCTTCCCAAAAGGCGCGGGCCATAAAGTCGTTATATTCCTGCTGGTTCTCGAAGGTGTCCCACTCGGCCTTCTTGATGAAATACGGTGGGTCAATAAAAACCATGTCCACGGTTTCGGCTTGCACCCCTTCCAGCAGCTTGAAGCTGTCGCCCTGCAGAAAACTGTCGGGCCGTATCGCGCCGAAGTCGTACAGGTAGAAGGGAAGCGCTGCGGGGGCTTTCAAAGTTTCACCCCCTGGGCCGCCGCGATTTCTGCCAAACCGTCGGCGTTTATGCTGTCAAGCCAGCGCCAGCTTTGCGGCGGGTAGTCCAGGTGCAGGGCTTCCAGCGGCACAGGCTCCGGCAGCCGCCGGGGGTTCCGTACTTTCAAGCCGTACAGCCAGCCGCCGTCGCGGTATTCTTCCAGCTGTTCGACGGACAGGCCGGACAACGTCGCCATCACTTCGTCGGCTGGATCTGCGGTTCCGATGTAGCCGGGGCAGTCGAAGAAGCCGACAACGGCCCCCGCGCCGCCGTGTGCTTTGGTTTCATACATTACAACGCGCAGGGGATATTCTGCGCGTTTTTCTGTGTTGGGGTTGTAACTGGGCGCACATTTCCGAATTTCCAGCCTTTTTTCGCCGGACAGGATCGCCGCCGCCCAGTTCTTGCGGATGCTCAGTAAAATACAGTTATCCATTGCGCCGCCCTCACGATTCCCACCAGTACATTGCCGTCATGTCGGCCAGGTGCAGGAACAGGGCCAGCGCGTAACGCTCAAACGCCTTGCCCATTTCGTTATAGCAGTCATGGTCGCGGTATGCGCCCATGTGCCAGCGGATTGCCGCCGCTTCCTGGTCGGTCAGTTCCATGCCCAGGCGTTGCAGCAGGAACAGGCTTTTTTCGCCGTGGCCCAGCGGCAGGCCGCTGTCGTCGTACTCATAGGCGGGCGCGTCCTGCCACTTTCCGTCGGGGCCGCGCTGGCGTTTTGTGGTTTGCCGGTATGCGCCCGCCTTGCAAATGTCGTGCAGCAGGGCGCAGGTCACGGCGCTGGCGTTCATGTTTTCGTCTTCAAGCTGGTGCTGTGCCATTATGCCCAGCACTTCGGTTGCGACGTTGACGCTATGGTAGCACAGCCCGCCGGGGAATGCTCCGTGGTATTTCGTGGACGCGGGCGACGTGAAAAAGCCGGCTTCTTCCAGATAGCGCAGCACGGCCTTGTCGCCCTTGCGGCCTTTAACGTATTCATTCCACAGGGCCATAAAGGCTTCCCGGTTCTTTTCCATTGCGGCAGCTTCCTGTTCCGCAAAGCTGGTGCTTGTTCCCATGTTCATGCTGCTACGCTCCCTTCTTGGCGGCGGCTTCACGTTTCAGCCGCCTGTTTTCGTTCTGTAAACGCTGGATTTTCGATGCCATGCGCTCATATTGCTGGCCGTGCTTGCAGGCTCCGCATTTTCCACAGTTCGGGCAGTCAAATAATGGGCAGTGCCGGCTTATTTTCATAAAAAACAACTCCCTTCCCGCTTAAAGGCTGTGCTGGTGTTCGTGCTTTTCGCTGCGGGTCACAATCACCGTGCCGTCCTTAACCTTGAATTTAGCCGTCACGTTTTCGGCCAGCTTAATGGCCGTGCCGCCTTTTATGTAGTCCTTGCGGACCATATCGGCAGTAGCTTCCAGCAGGCGCAGGGTGTCCGGCTCAAATTCAGCGAACAGCCCCGCAATGATTTCCCGTTCTTCCCGCTGGCGGCGGCAGGCTTTGCCGATTTCGCAGTCGCATTTGTCGGTTGCGTACCGGTCCGCTTCTTCCTGCGTCGGTGCCGCGAAGGGTAAAACGCGAAGCTGGCCGCAGAAGCAGCAGCTTCCTGTTTTGTAGGTCGGCGGCTCCCAGTAGGGGGCAGGCGCGGCCAGCTGGCGGCAGTACCGCATAATTGTGGCCGCCGGGTGGAATTCTGCCCATTCCTTTTCATCGGCCTTGCGCTTGGCGTACAGGTCGAAGGCGCGGGCATACAGTTCCGGGGCGTATAGTTCCGGGTGGTATGCGCTGCAAGCGGATTCCGTACAGCGGGCCGTATAAGCGGTATGCCCGCAGCGGCCCGCCTTCATTTTCCCGGCCACGCAGGGGCTGTCCATGCGCAGGGGCGGGCGCTGCTGCTGCCATGCTTTTGCGCCTGCGCAGTCACACGCGCCGAGCGCCCATTCCATTGCTTCCTTTTCGCTGGTGAATCCGTTGTCGGGGCTTTTCACTTCCTTGCCGCAGCAGGGGCAGGGGACGAAGAAGCCGTCGGCAAAGTGTACCGCGTAGTCGGCGGCGGTTTCCGCCGGGGTGCGTTCGTTCTCGTTCATAGTCGGCCTTCTCTCTTGTATTTATCTGCCACAAAGCCCAGGGCCTTGTTTGACAGTAGCGAAAGTTCAAATTCTGCCCGGTCAATGTCGCCGGGCAGAAACAAGCGCCCGCGCGATTGCAACCAACTGTTGTAAAATGGGCGCATTGCCGGGTGGTTGATGTTGATAAAATACCAGGGTATGTCTGTACTGCGCTTTTCGGCGGCGGCGCGGCTTCGATCTTCCAGCACCAGAGGGGCAAGCCGCTTTATAAGGCCGGTGCGTTCATCTGCCATAGCCGTGCCGCCTTCCGTGCATTTTCCTGCGCAGGAAAGCGGCAGCGCAGCGGGTGCAGCGCTTGGCGTCCGCGCTGGCGGGGTAATTGCAGTTAAATGCAAGGCTCAACTGCTGCGCCAGGTAGTCGGGGCAGGCCCACAGGCCGAACGAAGCCGCCGCTGCTGTCTGTTCGTCAAGGTTGCGAATGCCCCGCAGTGCGTTGTCCGCGCAGCCCACAACGGCCACCCGCGTTTCCAGGTCAAGGCTTTGCAAATATTCGAGTACGGTCATTTGCTGGCCTTCTTCCTGTTTTCGCGCAGCTGCTTGTTGTGCCGGGCCTTCATTTCCTTGACGTCCTGTGCCGTCACGCCCGTGGGCCATTCTTCCGGCGGCATATTCCAGATATACCGGCGCTTGATGGGCGGCTGGCGGTCAAGCGGCATCGGCTCAATGAAGGCTTCCCGGCTCAATCCGGCTTGCAGCGCTTCCTTTTCGGTGGTTCTCATTGTTCCGTCCCTTCCATGTATGCAGCCGTTACCGCGTCAAGCTGGCGCTGTAAGTCTTCGGCTTCGGTCTGGTATTCGTCGGCGCGTTGGTTGGCTCCGTCAAGCTGGCATTGCAGGCGGTCAGCTTCGGCGCGGTAGTCCTGTGCGCGCTGTTCGGCGGCCTGGGCCGTCTGCCGGGCGCTTGTCTTTAACAGGTCGTAGGTTTTGCGGGTTTGCAGGCCGTCCCATGCGTACCACGCCAGCGCGGCAAACATAGCGGCCAGACAGGCCGCGCAGGTGCGGCGCAGGATCCTGTTTTCTCTTGCAAGCCGCCGTGCGGTCCGGTTCGGCTCGGCCATGTGTTCCGCCGGGGCGGGCAGTTCAAAGTGCAGGCAGATTGTTTCCATCTTTCGTTCCCCCTTAGTACAAAAACCAGGCCCCTGCTGTAAGGCCGACAATTAGTGCAACCGCGCTGCATATTGCCCGCAGAATCCACAGCAGACCATAAAAGAAAAGTGCGTCAATGGCTGCTATTGCCAGAATGGTAAGAAGTGTTCTGTAAGGTCGTTTCATGCTGTGAAGTTCTCCCTTCGTTTTTCTGCCGCCTTATGCCGCAGCCCTCTTGCGTTCGCGTTCTATCAGCGCAGCAATGCGCTGCCCGGTTTCGGTTTTCAGCCAGGCCGCCGTTTCTTCCGGTGTGGCCCACAGCTGGCCGCGACAGATTGCCGCGACAAGCGGGTCGGCCTGTTCTTTGTTCAGCGTTCCCATATCAGCCGCCCCTTTGCTTTATATAAGCCCTTGCCTGCTTTTCGGTATCAAAATGCGCCGATTCGTACACGACGAAAGCTGGCATTGTGAAACCCAAAACGCCGGGGATTCGTTCGCCGCCTTCGTGGGGGATGCCCTTTTCAGCAACGAAACCGCCGTGGCCGCTTTTTCTGATTCTCCATTCCATTGTTTTCAACCTCACGCGCTTTCAGTGTTGAAAAGGTCGGCAATTCCGCACCCTAACACTTCGGCCAGCTTCGGCAATTTCAGAGTGTCGGGCACCGCTTTGCCGCTTTCCCACTGTGAAACCGTGCTTTGTGTGACTCCCACAGCTTCGGCAAGTTCTGCTTGCGTCAATGCTGCTTTTTTTCGCAATTCCTTAATATCGCGCATTGCTTTTTGTCCTTTCCGTTGTATTAGCTGTGCAAATATTAGCTTACTTGATATTTTACTCAAAATATTAGCTTTGTCAATACTAAAATATCAATTTTACTAATATTTTTTGTATTGCACGTTTCTGCGTCCAGCGCTATACTATAGAATATAAGCGCTACTAATAAGAAAAGGCGGCTGAAATATGAACAGGATAAAGGAAGCACGGAAAAATGCAGGTATAAAGCAAACCGACTTGTGCGCCCGGCTTGGCATTTCACAGGGGGCGCTTTCCGGCTATGAAAACGGGAAGTTTGAGCCGGATTGTTCTGTTTGGCTTCGTTTGTCTCAGATTTTTAATGTTTCTGTTGACTACCTCATGGGCGGTAACTACGCACCGCCCGCCGCTTCTTCGCTCTCGCTGGAAGATGTGGCACTTCTGCGCAAGTTCCACGCCCTTGACGATATGGCCCAGGCCCGTATTTTGAACAGCTTAGATTTTGAATACCAGGCTGCCACACGTCAAGAACGTGCAGAATCGTCTATTTCCCTGGCGTGAAAAGGTAGGTGCTTTCCGTGCGCAAACGCATTTTTGAAGTAATAGAAGTTTCAACCGCCGGGGACAAAGCAAGCCGTGTGTATGATTGGTTTATGATGTTCGCAATCCTTTGCAGCCTTGTTCCGCTGGCTACGAAGTCAACGGCACCCTGGACCGTTGCAATAGACCGTGTTACAGTCTGCATTTTTATTGCCGACTATTTTCTGCGGCTTGTAACGGCAGATTTCAAGCTGCCCGGCAGAGGAACGGCGGCCTTCTTCCTGTACCCCTTCACGCCTATGGCCCTGGTAGACCTTCTTACGATTTTGCCGTCCTTTGGTGTCGTCGGACGCGGTGCCAGGGTGCTGCGCATTTTTCGCCTGTTTCGCACGTTTAAGGTTTTTCGGGTGGTTAAATTTGCCCGTTATTCCAAAAACATAGAAATAATTCTGAACGTCTTGCGCAGCCAGCGGTCCGCGCTTCTTACTGTCGGCGCGCTGGCCGGGGCCTACATTCTCGTTTGCGCGCTTACCGTCTTCAACGTAGAGCCGGACACGTTCAGTAATTTCTTCGACGCGATCTACTGGGCAACAATATCTTTAACAACTGTTGGCTATGGCGATATATACCCGGTATCAACCGCCGGGCGTGTTTTCACTATGCTGTCGTCGCTGGTTGGTATTGCCGTTGTGGCCTTGCCCGCCGGTATCATAACGGCGGGGTACATGGACGCACTGCGCGAAGATTCCGACAAAAAGAAATAGCCCGCCGATCGGCGGGCAGGGGGGGTGCTTATATGCGAGCGTTTATCTATTGCCGATTTTCCAGCCATAAGCAGCAAGAGCTTAGCATAGAGGGCCAGCGGGATATTTGCCAGGAATACGCCGACAAGCACAATATAACCGTAGTCGGCCAGTACGCAGACCGGGCGCGCAGCGGCAAGACGGAAAACCGCGCCGACTTCCGGCGGCTTATGCGCGACGCGGCCACGGGCGTGGTTGATTGCGTTCTTGTGTGGCGGTATGACCGCTTCTTCCGCAACCGTGCCGAAAGCGCCCTGTATCGCAAGCAACTGGAAGCCGCCGGGGTGCATTTAATCAGCGTTACCGAATACATACCGGAAGGCAGTGCCGGCATAATTACGCAGGGCATGATTGAAACCGTTGCCGAATATTTCAGCGCGAAGCTGTCCGAAGATGTCAGCCGGGGCATGAATAAGGCCGCCCAGCATTGCCAGATCGTCGGGCGCGCGCCGCTTGGCTATCGGGCAGGCCCGAACAAACGCTGGCAAATAGACCCCGTGGGGGCCGAATTGGTGCGCCGGATTTTTGAATGGTACGCCAGCGGCAAGGCCATGGGCCAGCTTGCCGCCCAGCTGAACGAAGAAGGCCACCGCACAACAAACGGCACGCTTTACACCCGCAGCAGCTTCAATTCCATTTTGCGCAACGAAAAATATATAGGCGTGTACAGCTACGGCGGGGAAGTGCGAATAGAAGGCGGCTGCCCGCGTATTATTGAAGATGAATTGTTTTTTACCGTGCAGCGGCGGCTTTCCACGAACAGGCACCGGCCCGGCGCATACAAGGCCGAAGTGCCGTACCTGTTAAGCGGGAAGCTGTTCTGCGGCCTGTGCGGCGCGCCCATGACGGGCACGGCAGGCACCAGCCATACAGGGGCGCGGCATTATTACTACATTTGCAACAACCGCCGGGCGAAAACCTGCAAAAAGAAGAACGTGCGCCTTGATTTGATAGAGGAAGCCGTGCTGCAGTCTGCGCTTGATATTCTCACCGATGAAAATATAGCCTATATTTCCACCGAAGTGGAAAGACGGTGCGCCGAAAACAGCGACAGCGCCGCACTTCTCGCCAGCTTAAACGCCCAGCTGGAAGAAGTGCAGCGCCGACTAAAAAATATAGGCAATGCCATTGCACAGGGAATTATAACAGAAACCACGAAGGAATTACTGGAAGAAGCCGAAGCGGACCGCACGGCCCTGCGCCAGCAGATAGACCGCGCGAAGGTGCAGGCCGCGCTTGTTGTCAAGGCCGAAGCCGTGGCCTGCTGGCTTGACGGGTTCCGCCGGGGTGATAGGACGGATCCAGACTTCCGCCGCCAGGTGTTCGGTGCGCTGGTTCATTCCGTCTTTGTGTATGACGATTATTTGAAGATTATTTTTAATGTGGACAGTGCCGGGGCCGCCGTTGTTCCTTATGAAGCCGCCCAGGCCGCCACGCCTTCGGAAGCCCCGCCGGGTTCGTATTTGGACACGTTAGGGGCACCATATGAACATTAGACGAACACTGTGTAAGGTCGTTTAATGTAACAGTTTCTTGACCGTTCTGCGTATTTAGCAGGACGGTCATTTTTTGTGTGCCGTCTTCTTCATCAGAAAGATAGATGCTGTTTACCAGAATGTCAATCAAATAACGGTTGTATTCCAGACTATCAATGTTGCCCTGAATAAAGTTGTTGAAAAAGAAAATTACTTCGTCCTCTGTCGGTATTCGATGGAGGACTTTTTCTTTTGCAATATTTTGTTCCAACAGCTTCTTTTGCTGCTCGCGCTGTTCAAGGCGGTCTGCCATTGCCTGAGAGTTGCGCCCGGCTTCAATGAGGTCAAGCAGGTTGTTGATGCCTTTGTTCACTTCGCGTAGTTCGCTTTCAAGTTTTAATAAGTTGCCGTTATCCTGCGCATCATTGCAGCATTTGACAACGGCTTTCGCCAGTTCGGGGATATTGTTTGCTAGCAACACCTTTTTAACAGTATCCACAACAGCGGTTTCAAGGACTTCTTTGCCGATGTAGTGTTTTGTACAGCCCTTTTTATTGGAGCGATTGGTGCAAGAATAATACTGATACTTGCTGCCGTTTTTGGAAATGCCGGAGATGCCGGACATGGTGCTGCCACATTGAGCGCAGAACAGTTTAGTTGTAAGTAAATACTGGTCGTTTAGAGGTTTGTTTCTTGCGGGGGCGCATTTGTTCTTTCCGACTTGGATTTGTACGCGGTCAAAGAGTTCCTTATCAATGATAGCGGGAACGCGAATGCCGATGTCTTCCCCTTTGTACAGGCGGATACCGATATACATTTGATTCGTCAGTATGCGGCGCATGACGGAAATGATGAACGGCTTTCCGGCAGCATTGACAGCACCCTGCGCATTGAGTTGATTTACGATTTCGGTCATGGATTTGCCTTGGTCGTACCATGTGAAGATTTGGCGGATAATCTGCGCTTCACCCTCATCAAGAACATAGTGCTTATCTACAACGCGATAACCAAAAACACGCGGTCCGCCGGAAGTTTGCCCCTGCATGGCTGCACGGTGCATTCCGTCTGATACTTTTGCTGCCAGTTCTACAGAGTAGGATTCGTTACCGCCGAGAATAACAGCCTTGATAATGGCGCTGTGACTTCCTTCGGGAATTTCTTCGGTTGCCGAAATTAGGTCAACGCTGTTTTGGTGGAGCAGCCGTTCATATGCGCCGTGGTCATCTAAGTTTCTGGCAAAGCGGTCATAACGCCAGACCAGAACAATGTCAAATAAATGCTTGCTGCTTTCGTAAATCATTCGCTGGAAGTCGGGCCGGGTATCAGTTTTTCCAGTTTTCTTTCGGTCTACATAGGAGCCGATTACGAGCATATTGTGTGCGGTAGCGTAGTCGTTGCAAATTTCAATCTGGCGTTCAATACTTTCTTCTCGCTGACGGCTGCTCGAATATCGGGCATAGATAACGGCACGTTTGGATTCCATTGTCATTTTACACCTCTTTTGAGTTCTTGCCATTTTGCTTTTAGGCGTTCTCCAAATTCTTCGGCGGATTCCGTTTCAAAATCTGGAAAGTCATTATTTGCCTGCGCTTGGCGGTAGGCGTTCACATTGATAATGAACTTGAACTTTTCTTGTTGCATAAGATTGTAGGTTTTGGTTGCCTGCTCATATTCCGAGTGTGCCCATTCATTCCAAGTGTTATAAATACCTTGCAGCTTTTTCACTTGTGGCGATGAATCTGTCATTTGAGAACGCAGTTCATTAAGTTGCCTATTATGGTATTGCTGCAAGTAGCGATATTTAGAATAGTAGGGGCTTTTTTTGTTATTGGCTTTGATGTGTTTATCCTTGCATGATTTGCTGCAATAGAGTTTGTTTTGCTGGCTCTTGCGAAAAGCCTTTTTACAGCAGGGGCAGACGGCAACCTGTTTGATGGAATCAGATGAAAAATAGACGTGATAGAAATCAAGGGCAATATATTCATACAGGTTCTTTACAGCGTAGACCAGCACGATTCGATTGTTCAACGAGACAAAGGAAGTTGTAAATTGGTTGGGTTTGAAAACAGTTTGGCCGTCTTCAAGTTCTTCGTGTGTGAACAGATAAACCGTTTTATCAAAACGCTGTGTGCTGGTATCGTCGGCACCGGGGCGTTCTGAAAAAGCAGCGTCCAAATCCGAAAAGGCATGCTGAACAAGATTGCGGGTATAGGTCAGGGCTTCTTCGGTGGCAGCCTGTTTACTTTGTGGATAAATATCTGTGCGGCCGTTAATGTAATCTAAAAAGAATTGCTTCACAAGAGACTGCCCGGAAATGATTTCAATAGCTTCTTTATCTGGGCAATTTGACAACGTCAAAAGTTGCTCTTTAGGGGATAAGCGATATTTTGCAAAGTAGTTATAAAAATTTATGGTTTCTGTTCCGATTTCTTGTTTTGAAATGACGGTAGCCTTGTTGTCATGTAAGGCTACTTGTAAAAGCATCCCATCGCAAAATGTAATGTTCATAAATCCTCCTAAATATACGACAACCGATTCTACGTAAAATGGCGCATATGGTTTGACTATCGCGGACATAAGTAAATGCTGTTATACTAATCATAGTGATACAACTAAAAGAAATGAACTGAATGTATCACTATGATACGCTACAATTTCGCGAATGTCAAGAGGGCAGTATGGACTATAAGATGTCAAAATTTGATATAGACCGTATTGCCTGTCTGATGTACCGCGATATTGCGGCGTACATAGACGACCAACGCAAGCAGTCTTCGGATTGTGATGCAGCGGCCAGAAAGGAGGAAAAGCAAAATGCGTCTGAACAATGCGACCATCAAGAAGGTGATTGTATCGCCTGTGACCCTCGGTGAGCGTCTCCGCCTGTGCGGCATTCGGCCTTACAACGAGTACATTGACGGCAATCGCACCGACACCGTTCTGGGCTACACTTATACGGTGACCTGTTCCGGCTTTCAGGGTGAACGCCTTGACGTCAAGATTCCGGGTAAGCAGCTGCTGGGTGAAGATGCCTATGACCATTTGGTCAAGTTTTCCAACATTCAGCTTGGCATTTACCCCAGCTACATGAAGGGGCAGCGCGGCATTGATGCCGTCAACCTTAAAGCAATGGCCGAGGGTGTAACCGTTATCGGTGGTTAATCGCTGGGCGGTGGCAAGGGCGGGATGCCCTAAAGCGTCTCACCCTGCCGCCGCCTTACTTTTTGCCCTTTGGGTCGCTCGACCGGGCCCACGCCGGACGGGCGGGGAATATTACCTTAGAGCGACAATGAGACATTGAGATAGTGTGGAAATAAGACGTAGCACAGATGAAAAAAGTATCTCAATGAAAACGACAAGTTATTGAGATAGAAGAAAGTCATTGAGATACAAAAGGTGGTGATGGTAATGGCAAAAGCAGCAGACTTTGACGGCAAGGCTAATGAAACGGAAGTGATTACGCCAGAAAGCGTAAAAGGAAAGCGGAAAACTTCCATTTTGGGGAAGAAAGCGCGGTTGTGGTTGATTACAATCAATAACCCACAGAATCATGGAATCTCTCTTGAACAAGCAGAAATCCTTGAACGGTTCAAAGAGGATATTGCATCAGGGGCAGTTACCTATGTGTCGAGTGTAATGGAACGAAGCCTGACAACTGATGAAAATGGTAAGCATACGCCACATGGACATATCGCAGCGTACTACCCATCACAAGAACTGGGTGGACATCTTCATAAATTGTTCCCGATGGCAGCGTTGCAAAATTGCAGGGCCAATATTTTATCAGTCAGGCAATACTTGCTCAAAGACCCAACTGGGAAATGGTATAAAACACACCCGGAAAAGTTTGGCGAGAAACTCCCAGACGCAGAAGCTAACTTCTGGGAGTGGGGGCTACTTCCAGACGGCAAGCGAAAAACGCCGGACAGCCCAACAGCAAAGACGCTTGGCGAAGATGTGCTGCAAGCTATCGGTGACGGCAAAAGTGACGCAGAAATCATGACGCTGTATCCAACAATTTGGAACCGCTCCGGCGAATTACGCAAAATCAGATTCTTGATTATGAGCCAAAAGTTCCGCCCGGTGTATCGTGACCTTAATTGCATCTACATTGAAGCAAACTTCCCGCCGAAGCAAATTTACAAGCTGTTTTCTCACACGCCGGATACATACGTTGTGAGTGATTACACGCACCCTTGGGATAGCTATTGTGCAGAAACAACGGTAGTGTTGACCGAATATCTGGGACAGTTCCCGTGGCAGGATATGCGCCGCTTGCTGAGCGGTAACTACTGCACGTTGCCCGCCAGATTTTCAGACGCGGTTGCGTGTTATGAGAACATTATTATTATCTCGCCTTTGCGAATTGACGATTTGTGTAATTGTGGAAAAGGGTATGTGTCCTCTGTATTTACATCTTACCTTACGAACTTCCGCCGCTATCTTGATATTGATGATGTTGGAACTGATTATGTGCTGAATCCCACATCGGGGGATTGGGAGCAACGTTATCTTCTTCCCCCACACATCGAACCGAAAAAGGAGAACGACCATGACGAATCTGAACAACAATGAATTGAGTGCTCGTACCAACCTGCACAACTTCTGCAATACCGTAAAGGCAGGGCTGCACAATGCAGTTGTGTCTCCCAGCAAGCGCCATGCCTTGCTTGTGCTCCTGCTGCTGGGGGCGGCACTGTGCGCGGCAATCTACTGGCCGTACCATCTGCCCGCTGCACTTGCGGGACTTATGCTTGTACCGGCAGCATTTACCTATTTGTGTTGGGCTGCCGTTAGCGCTGCCGCCGTTGGCTATGTGCCGGGGGCGTTGGAAATGCAGCACAATTTTGCCCGCATTGGGTTCACGAACAGCGCAGGAGAAGCCCCTTATTTGATTCAAAAAGAACAGCGTGGTAATGCTGCTATACTGACATATCACTGCACGGGCTTTCCCGTGTCCGCTTGGATAGACAAACAGCTTGAACTTGAAAGCGCCCTTAATATGCTGATAGCCAGCGTTAAAGAGGGTGATGACCGCCGAACGGTGAGCCTGTGCTGCGTTCCACCTGAACACGTTTTTGATACCATCGAATGGCATGAACGCTATATTCTGCGCAATGAGGACAACAAGCTGATTCTTGGGCGTGGCCTGACGGGTGATGTGATTATTGATATTGACAAGACCCCGCATATTCTGATTGGCGGCAACACGGGCAGCGGCAAGAGCGTATTGGTGCAGTGCTTGCTTTGGCAGGCAATTCAACAGGCAGATGTTGTATATGTGGCTGACTTCAAGGGCGGCGTTGACTTTTCTTATGTTTGGCAGGAGTTTGCCTACATCATTA